GGCCCGCAGTTGGGGTTTGAAGGCCACTTCGGAGGGTTTTAAGTTGGATTTACGGGTCAAAAACCGTGCAGACTACGGTGAGGAGACCCTTTTGGAGCAGATGGAGGGGCAAAATGGCGGTAAAACGCGATTATAAGTGTGAGGCACATGGTTTCTTCGAGGCGTGGGAGGCTCAATGCCCTCATGGATGCCTTGACGGGATCATGATTGTTCATTTGCAGGCGCCGAACTACATGTCGGACCGCACGAAGAACACGGACAGCACGGTCAAGGGGTTAGCGCAGGACTTCAACATGACCAATTTGAAATCCACCCGGGAAGGCGAGCATCAGGAGGGGTATTTGACCCGGAATAATGCCCCGCCTCAAAGGCAGGCCCCTGGTGGGGTTATTTGGGGCGGTGGTGCGGGTTACAATATGGCTAGTGTTATGTCTGGTCAGGCTGTACGGTCGGTGCGTGGAGAAAGTGTTGGCTTTAACCCCAAGGATGCTGGTAACTTGCAGGGGCCGAGGCCGGCGTCCTACATAGCGGACCATGAGAACCTAAAGATCAAGCCATGATAATCCCCAACGACCCGATTGACCGCGAGCGGTTCTACCGCGATTTGATCGACAAGTGCTTTGTCTCGCGTGAAACGAGGGCTAGGGATTATGTGACTCTGCGGAGTTATTTTTTGTTTGGGGCTGGGCCGGATGATGCACCGGCTCACTTCAACAAGATTTACCCGCACATCGACCAGCTTACGGCGTTCATGTATTCCGCGGACACGACGCGGTTTAGCATTAACCTTGGGGCCGCGGTGCATCAGGCCGAGCACTCGAAGGTGCCGGTTTTGACGCAGGCCATCAATGACGAGTGGAACAATTCCAATGCGGATCAGGTCTTTGGCCTGGGGCTAACTTGGGCTTTTGTTTATTGCTCGTCTTACATCAAGTTGGTGCGGCGTCGTAACTCGATCACGCCGTATGTGGTGGATCCGAGTGAGGTGGGTGTGCTGCGCGAGGATGTGCTGTACACGGATCGCCAAGAGGCTTTTGTTCATAGGTATTACATTACGCGGTCGGAGTTGGCTCATCGCTTGTACTCGCATCCCAAGCGCGAGAAGATTATGAGCCGCATCACGGAGGCCAAGCATCAGCCGGAGAATATTCCGAATGGTATTGACCGTGTGATTATCAACAGTGTGACGCCAGAGATTTACGGCAACGTGAATTTGGATTTGTCGGGCATGAACCGGATGCGACCGGAAGTTGCCGAGGACACGATCCAGATGCACGAGTTGTATGTCTGGAACAGTGAGATTGACGACTATCAGGTGGTCACCATTGCTGACCCTGATGTGGTTATTTACGACCGCCCTAACGAGGAGATGTTCCTCAAGGGCGAGTTGCCGTTTGTTCACATCTGCCCGAACCCGATGCCCGATTATTATTGGGGTCAGTCGGAGGTGCAGCGCCTCGTTTATTTGCAGGAGATGCGTAATAAACGAATGGCGGAAATCCTTGATTTGCTGTCGAAGCAAGTCAGTCCGCCCACCGCCTTGACCGGCTTTACGGGTATTCTGGACGAGAAGAATTTTGCCTTGAACCGTCCTGGTGGGTTGCTGGCGAGTGACATGCCTAACGCCAAGGTTGAGCGGTTAGCGCCCAATATGCCGCAGGATTTGTTCAAGGAATTGAATGAGATAGACGCCATGTTTGCTGAGGCGTCAGGAATTTCCTCTGTGTTGTCGGGCCGCGGCGAGTCGGGGGTCCGCTCTCAAAGCCATGCTTCTCAGTTGGCAAGGTTGGGTTCCTCCCGAGCCAAGAAGCGCGCTTTGATTGTGGAGGACTCGCTGGAGAAGATGGCAACGCTTTATCTGAAGGTCATGCAGCAGGACGATACCACACGTTTACGGGACTCGAATGGGGTGGTGTTTATCCCGGAGCAGTTCACTAAGGACTATGTGGTTAAGGTTGATGCGCACAGCAATTCTCCTATTTTCATGGAGGATTTGCGGACTTTGGCCTTCAATCTGTTCAAGGCTCAGGCCATCGACAAGGAGAGTTTGCTTGACTTGTTAGAGCCTCCTATGAAACAGTTGTTGAAGGATAAGTTGAAGAAAGCCGAGCAAAAGGGTGGTGAAGCGCCCCAAGCCCAGCCTTCAGCCCCGCCGGCTTTGAAGAAGGTGTCGTGATGGAGAAGGTATCTAGCCTTCGAGGGGATCAGCCCCGATACACCGAGAAAGATTTATCGCGCTCTGAGGCGCCTGCTTCCCTACAATATCGCGTGACGTCGATCCGTTCCATGGGTAATGATCGTGGAACTCGGCGTCCGAGCCGGGATTGAAAGGAGGTGATCTCATGTACCGTGCGATGCGCAAGGCGCGTAAAACCCGCCGCTAATATGAGTTTTGGGGGGCGTAACATTCAACCCGAAAGGAGGATTTACGATGGCTCGTCGTCGTGGCCGTAAGGCGAAGCGGTAACTAATCGACGGGGCGAACCCGTTTGATTCCGCTGTGCGCCGGGGGGACGCACGTTGTAAATATATCCTCCCACTTGATTTTTTCTGGACTAATTGACTAATCGGTAGTTAGTTAGTCTTCGGAGGTTCAGATGGCAGTTACCGATGATCGCATTATGAGATTGCTGGAGCGCGAAGGCGCCGCCGGTGATGGAAGTGCGCCGGATGCCGTGACCCCTCCGATGGGTTCACCGATGATGACCCCTGAGCCCAAGATGGGCAACAAAGAAGCGGCGATGATTAATGTTGGTCTCGCGCTGGATTTGTTGGAACAGTCTTTGCCGGCTCTTGGTTCTGAATCGACTGAAGGCGTCAAGGTTATGCAGGCTCTGCGCACCCTCACGGGTTTGATGCAGCCGCGTCAGGCCAAGACCGACCAGTTGAAGAATGCTGAAATTCTCCAGTTGTTGCAGAACTTGCCTCAGTTGGGTTCTGGGCCACCGGAGGCCAGGGCGATGATGGCTGCACCGCCTATCCCTGGACCAGCGCAGCCGCCGCCGATGCCGGCGCCTCCGCCGATGCCGCCCGCTGGCGGCGCACCCCCAATGCCTCCCGGCGCGGGCGCTCCCCCGCCAGGAGGTATGCCAATGCCACCTCCCGGTGGCGCCATGCCTATGTAGGAGAGACCTATGGACCTTTTTAAGCCGCGTGGCGCCGCGCATGTCCGTCGCCCCACCGATAACAACCAGATGAACGGTCAGGTTGTGAACACCCCGCGCTTTGCGGAAATGGGTGGCCTGTCCGGTGCTGCCAAGATTGGCGGCAAGAACAAGATGGCCATTAAGCCCCCGGGCGATGGCAAGCGCGTAATCTAAGAGAGGCAGAGGGGCATGTCTTCATCTTTGGAAAACTACGACTCCACCCAAGCCGAGTTGTCTCGCTTGATGGAGCGTCTTACGCAGAACCCTGCGACGCGCAAGAATGTGCTGCGCGAGGTGAAGAAGCTGGAACCCGACCTTCCAATCCCTGAGTTGGAAATCGAGGATTCGCTTCGCAATGTGACCAACCATGCCGAGGCTCGCGTTCAGCAGCTTGAGGCGAGGTTGCGTGAGAAAGAGGCGCTGGAAGAACTACAACGCCGGCGTCAGGCCCTGGTGAAAAAGGGCAAGATTTCTGATGAAGCCGAAATCGAGGAGGTCGAAAAGATCATGCTCGAAAAAGGCATTCAGAACCATGATACAGCCGCGGAATACTACAAGTGGATGCGTGAGCAGGCTGCGCCGACGCCAACAGCGTTCAACAGGAACGTCTTGGACACGACGGCGCGCAACTCATTGCAGCCATTCTGGAAGAATCCGGTCACGGCTGCGCGAGATGAGGCGACCAAGGCTTTTATGGAGATGAGGAAGAATCCTCGTCCGATAGGGCTCTGATCGTTTCTAGGGGGGCTTAACTTTTGCTTCGGAGATAAACCATGCCTATCGGTGGTGGTATTCTTCCGGCGACGGGTAGTACGCAGTACACCGAGTTGACATACGTTACTCGGCGCGCATTTATCCCGAAGCTGGTTGTTCAGATTTACAATAGTACGCCTTTGATGGCGGCGCTCATTGCAAATAGCCAATCAGCCACGGGTGGTGTGTCCTCCGTGACTGTGCCGGTTCAGGGTTCCCAGTTTGTGAACGCTCAATGGTCGGATTACAGCGGCTCGTTTACGCAGCCGTCCGTCCAGCAGGGCGCGTACAACGCTGAGTTCAACCTTAAGCTGATGATTGCGCCGGTTCCGTTCCTTGGGATGGAAGGTGCAGTTCAGCAGGATCACGCTATCATCCCGCTCATCGAGGCTCGCATGAACGATGCGACCAACGTGATGATGGATGCGATGGCGACCGCGTTGTACACCAACACGACCAACACGCAGCAGTTCACTGGTCTGCCCGCAGCGGTTGATGATGGTACCGGCACCGCGACCTACGGCAACATCAATCGCTCCACCTACACATGGTGGAAGTCGAAGCAGTATGCCGCTGGCTCCGTCAACCCGACCCGTCAGAACATCCTCCAGTACATCTCCGGTACGGTGAAGAACGGCGCTGAAGTGCCGACCTTTGGCGTGTGCGGCTTTGGCACTTGGACCCTGCTGGCGCAGGATTATGTGGGTCAGGAACAGTATGTCATCACCCCGGGTTCGGGCTTTGATGGCGACGCAAATGGTCCGCAGTCTGGCTTCCGTGCGCTCATGGTTGCCGGCGTGCCGATCTATCCCGATCCGTACTGCCCGGAAGGCACGGTGTACTTCCTCAACACGAACTACCTGTCGCTGTACATTCACGACCAGGGTTCCTTCGTGTTCACGGGGTTTGAGTCCACCCTGCCGAACTGGCAGATCGGTTATGTTGGTGCCGTTCTCATGATTGCGGAGCTTGTTAATACCAAGCCCAAGGCCATGACCAAGGTCACCGGCTACAACAGTCTTAGCATCTGAGGAGGATTGACCTATGGCTCTCGGCCTTAACAAAATCCTCGTTGCGAACACCTCGGCCAATACGTCCGGTGGTTATCTTCAGCCGGTCAGCGTTGCCAACGTGGGGGCGGGTAACGCCACCGCGATGTCCAACGCACAGTTCATCCCGGCTGGCACCTACCTGATGCTCCCGGCGGCGAACGTGACGATTGAGGTTAATAACTATACGGGGTCCGCTAATAGCTGGACTACGCTTCTCGCCAATAACACTGGTGGGGTGCTGATTTCTGACGGGTTCAACGTGCGCGCTAACGCGACCACGGGCACTCAGTCGGTTACGCTCCTCACTGTGAACGGCGGTCAGGCGGCTTCCGGCACCTACAACTCGTAAGGAGGCGTAGGTATGGCAAACGGCAACGCTGTAGGCACGAATCTCCCGACTTCCTTCGCACGTTATGTGCTGGGGGAAGTGCGTGGGGTTTCTGTCGCCGCCACAGGCAATGCCGTAGCGACCATTCCGATTTTGTCGGGTGGTCTTACGGCCAATACTGGCGCGTACATTATCCGTGAAATCACGGTGATGAACGCCAACAAGAGCATCGCCACGGCGAACGTGATTGTCCTGACGACAAGTGACGGCAATACGTCGAACAACGTGTCGAATGCGACGGTGTTGTCTAACGTCAGTGCCGCCACTACCAAGTGGCAGGATTTGACGCTGGCGACCACCGCTGCAACGGACGCTTACACGGCTCCGGCTCTTTTCGTAAAGATCAACACGGCTGTTACGGGTGGCACCTGTGACATCCGCGTTGTGGGGACTCCGGTGAACCTGTGACCGAAATCGTATATGTGACCAATATTGGCGAAAAGCCCCTGACCGATGGATGGGATGGGGTGCAATACGCCTTTTTGCCAGGAAAAACGGTAGAAGTGCCGGTGTTTGTGGCCGGTCACATATTCGGGTATGGGTTTGAGGATAAGACAGAGCATGTAGTTAGGCTCGGTTGGGCTAAGACCACGAATGACATTCCAGGCGCCTTGGCGAACTTGGAGAATTTTGTGATTTCAACTGAGTCTCCAGAAGTCCGCCGCTCGGTGCCCCCCGGTAAAGCGGACTCCGCACAACCTCTCCCGGTTGCTTCTCAGGGGCGCCGGGAGAGGGGAGCGGCTCCTGGTCAGACTATAACCATTCAATGAGGTGCGTGTATGGCTGTTACATTATCGCAGTACATCACGCAGTGCCGGCGTCTGCTGCATGACGCCAACGCGAATTTTTGGACTGACCAAGAACTAACCGATTATATCAATGATGCCCGCAACAAGTTGGTGCGTGACACCGGCTGTTTGCGCCGCTTGCAGAGTTCTTCCACGGTTGTGAGCCAAGAGGTTTATGACTTTGCGGACTTGCCGGAAGGCTCTAACACCATGGATATTATCAATATCAATCTGTACTGGGGTAATTCTCGCATTCCGCTGCGCTATTTGGCGTGGACGGATTTCAACTCCCAGTTGCGTTATTGGCAGAATTATACTGGTCGCCCAATTGCTTACAGCATGTATGGGCCGCAGAAGTTTTATCTTGGCCCGGTGCCGGACGAAGTTTACACGATTGAATTAGATACTGTGATTGAGCCTACAGCTTTAACGACTAACACGGAAACGGATAGCATTCCTGACATTTGGACTTCGCCGGTGGCGTTTTATGCGTCTTACACCGCTAAGTTCAAAGAGCAGTCTTATGGTGAGGCTGAGATTTTCAATCAGCAGTACATGAAGAAGGTTCAAAGCGTGTTGGTGGGCAGCTTCACGCGCCGTATGCCAACGCCCTATAGTCAGGCGTTCTAATCATGGCGTCGCCGGAGCAGCGCAAGCAGTATCACATCTCCAAGAACTTCAAGGGGATCAATACGCAAGCTAACCGCACGGCCATTGATTCCGACGAGTTCTCCTGGCTGGAAAACGCTCAACCCATAGGATACGGCAATGTCAAAACGGTCCCCGCGCAAACCACAATCTCGGTGTCAGGCTCGCCGCTAACTTGGAGCGGCACGGTTGACGCTATCTACAGCGCCAATGTGAACAACAAGGATTACATCTTTGCGTTCTTCACCAATGGCGGCTCTGAAGCGTACAACATTACTGATGGCACCAAGGTAACGGTTGCCAGTAGCGGCAAGTTCTCTGCGGCTGGGGTGCGTATTGCCCAGTGGAAGAACGAGCGTATCCTGATTATTGACCCGTCCAAGGGCTTGTTTAACTGGGACGGCACCAATGTCGTGAGCATTGGCTCGGTGTCAGACTACGGCATGACCAATGTGGGTTCGGGCTACACCTCGGCTCCGTCGGTGTCGTTCAGTGCGCCCAATGAAACAGGCGGCGTGCAGGCTACGGGAACGGCTATTATCCAGGCCAATACGGTCATTGGTATCAATATTACCGAGACAGGTTCTGGCTATACGTCACCGCCAACCATCACCTTTTCCGGTGGCGGCGGGTCTAATGCGTCTGCGGTTTGCTCGACCCTGACGTTTGCCACGGGCACGGTAAGCTGCATCGTGCAGAGCGGCGGCACTGGCTACACCTCATCCTTTGATGTGACGTTCTCCGGTGGCGGCGGGTCCAATGCCGCGGCGAAGGCAATTGTCTCCGGTGGGGCCGTTACCAAGATCATTATGACCAACAACGGGTCAGGCTACACTTCAGCCCCCACGGCTAACCTTTCTGCCGGCGCAGGCTCTGGCGCCATTGTCCAGGCTGTTGTGACCACTGAGGCAAATGCTGATGTGGCGACCTTCAGCGGGCGCGCATGGGTGGCTCAGGGGCGTACTGTCTTCTACTCAGCAGCCG